TGATGTAAGTGACACCCGCATCTTCATGCACCTCATACTCGAAGTGCATTTTACAAGTGTCAACCTGTTCATCAAAGCGAACCGCACCGTAAGAGAAGATTATACCTGAGTAATCACCTTCTGTCAATTTCAATCGTTCTTGTCCAGTCTTGCTGTTCTCAAGAACAATGAATGGTGGTTTAGCTAAATGATTACTCATCGAATTCTAATTCCTCTAGAGTCTTGTCCAATGCATCAGACTGAATCATATCAGACTGACCCATAGAGTATTTGTTCTTGATGTAATCATAGAACGACTTCTGAGTCAACAGTGGCATCCAGAACTCTTTGGTATCAGTATCCTTGAGACGATACTTCTTGTCTTCAACAACACCAGTCTCTTGGTTTACTTGCGAATACCAACCATTGCTAGGCTTGATAACGTGTCCTGATTCGAGTGCAACATCAAGTAGACCAGACCACTTGCTAATACCACCATCGAAAGATACACTGACAGGGATCTTAGATTTTTCTTTAACATAACGAGATTTTTCCACGTTGATAATGAAGTTGTAACCGATTACTTCAGTACCTTCTTTTTCTTGCTGACGACCGAGAATAAAGATGTTGTCGGCAGAGTAGTATGAACCAGTACCACCACCAACGATATCTTTCGGATACAAACCGATCTCTTTATATGTATGGTTCACTACAACCATAGGGATGTCTTTGATAGACAAGTGAGGTGTGACCATACGGAACAAAGACTTCATCTGCTTGGCACGAGACATATCGGCAACAGACTTACCATCCAAGGCATCATCAACTTCTTTCTTAGAAGCCAAGTTACCAATTGAGTCAATAACAATCATCAGACGATCTCCACGATCTACGTTCTGAAGCTGTTGCATGATGTCGAACTTCAGTTGTTCTACGTCAGTGATAGGTGTATGCAGAACACGATTAGTATCAATACCAAAGGAATCAAAGTAAGACTGTGGAGTACCGAATTCAGAGTCATAGAACAACAAGGCAGCGTCTGGGTATTTGTCAAGGTAAGACTTAGCCATCAGCAAACTGAATGCAGTCTTAAAGTGTTTCGATGGACCAGCCCACATTGTAAGACCTGGAGTGAGACCGCCATCAAGACGACCAGACAAGGCAACGTTGATGATTGGGATAGAAGTAGGAATCATATCCTTCTTGGTGAAGAACTTAGATACATTAAGGACAGCAGAGTCCTTGATGGTAGTGTTCTTCTTGATTTTATCTAGAATGCTCATTGTTATCCTTACAGAGATTTATACAGGCTAGACTGCGCCACGAATTGTTGTTTCCAACCCCACTCATCGAGTACCAACTGATTAAAGATATGTTCTTCGACTTCGATGATTTCTTCCACAGACAATTCCAACATACGAATTGCTCGGTTGTAGTTGTCGGCATAATTTACTGGTGCTGGTGGCATCTTATGGAAAGTAAACTTCTCCAGATCTGATGTGTTAGCGATCTTCAAATTAGCTTTGGCAACCTTCAACACACCAACTTTATAATCTGCTACAGCTTCATCATAATCAGCCACATGCTTTGTTGCGTTTTGTTTAACGATCGTCAGCAACTCATAACGATTCATCTTTACACTATTCATAACATTCCTCAATGGGTTTTGCATTACTTCAACCACTCTAATAGAGCTTCTTCATTCATCAAACCCACGTGACGTTTGACTTCATTCTCTTGAGCATCAACTAAAATCATAGTTGGAACAGAACGAACTTTGAACTGTTGAGTGAGCATAATGTTCTCATCAATATTCACATCTTCGATTGGAACTGTGACTTTATCACCAGCACCTTTAACTACCATGGACAATCCTTTACATGGACCACACCACTCAGCGTAAAATTTAAAAACTTTCATATTCATCTCCTAAAAATATATTATACACTATCCCCACATGCAAAGCAATTATTTCTGGGGAACATCAAACACAAATGTAACTCTTACCTCATCACCAATATTCTTAGTTCCATGGGGTAATTTATTATTGAACCATAGCAAGGTTCCAGGTTCTACCGTAACAGATTCATCGCCTACTGTGTATATGTATCTGCCTTGGATGGACAGATGATAGCGATCTCTGGTTTGGTAGTATTGTCCAATGTCAATATGCTGTCCCACTTCACCACCAACTGGGAGTGAAAGAAAACCGCAACGACTGACTTTCTTAAAGTGTCGTTTGACAAAGCCGATAACTTCAGTGTGGTGTGTGATAGCTGTAGTTGGAATACAAATCTCTGTATCTCCAACGTAGTCTCCAACCTTTTCTATACCACCCATTACAAGTTGCAGCACACCAGCTTGGACAACTGGGAATCCGTAAGTGAGCATGGACTTAGCTCCATCCATTCTCGTTTGAACTCCCCAGTCCTCTGGATGCTTCTCTAACTGTGCCAAAATCTTTAACACGTTGAGTCCTGTTTTAATAATGCGAATGTTCTTCATAGTAATCCAAAAAGGTTAAATTCCTATATACTTATATGAAACCATTTACCTACCTTATTAAGTGTATCCCAACTAACCAAGTTTACTATGGTGTTCGGTACTCATCAAACTGCCACCCAGACCAACTCTGGAACTCATACTTCACATCATCTAAAAGAGTTCATACTCTAATCGAAAAATATGGAGTAGAAAACTTCCAAACTCAGGTAAGAAGGACATTCTTAACTGCAGAAGAAGCGGTTAGATGGGAGACTAAAGTCTTATCTAAACTTAATGCTGCTAAGTCAGAGGTCTGGCTAAACTGTCAAAATGGAGACTACAAGTTCAAAAACAAAGGTGGATATAAACTACCAGAGTCTAAGAAAACTAATTTTAGAAAACCTAAAAGCGAGTCCCATAAACAGTCTATGAAAGATCGTTACAAAGTAAAACATAAACATTATAACGACGGCAAAAAGTCTTATTATCTTCCAGAAGATTCTCCTCTAATAACAGAGTTAAGCCTAAAAGAAGGGCAAGTTATAACAAAATGTCCACATTGCAGTAAAGAAGGTAAACTAAACGCAATGCTTAGATGGCACTTCAATAACTGCAAGACATCACCCGAAAAAGTCCTCTAGTGAACTTTGTTCTTGCGTCTTCCAACCCAATGGCTGTATTACAATTTGTAGCGCATCCAAGAATACCTTTTCAAATTGTTTGTCATAGTCAATATATGTATGCAATCCAAACTCCTTTGGTAGTTCTTGGCTAAACGCAATCACGTCTTCCTGTAGTGGGTTGGGTGTACGAACATACACAAACTTAATCTTATCACCATCTCGAATCGCAGCGTACTTCTTATCGATACCATGCTTCTTGATGTAGTGATTGTAAAGCAGGGCACCACGAACATGAATTGGAGTACCCTTAGAATAGATCGGAGAACCAGCGTACTGTTTCATACCGTTAACACCACGAGGGAATGCTACATCAGCCAGAGGCATCTGATCGAATTCTTTCTTGAACTCAGTCACATACTTATGCAGTTCTTTCTCATCACCCAGTAGGATAACATCAATAGAGTCTTTCAGCTTATCACGAATGACGGCTGGGGTTGAAGACTTAACCATCTCAAGACCCATGACCTTAACCTTCGGCTTAGCAAACTGCACACCTTCGGAGTTATGGACGTTCATAATGTATCGCTTCTTCGCAGTCCAGATAGCTTTGTCGGCAAGAACTTCTCGCTTCATAACCATCTTCTGAGAATATGCATTCATGTACTGAGCCAATTCCTGATAACCAGTATCAATGAACGGTTGGAAAATCTCTTCACAGACTTTGTCCATGTACTTGATCTTTTGTTCGGTAGTCTTACCAGAGCAAGTATGTTCAACCAGATTCTCGAGAGTCAGGTAGATTGAGTCAGTGTCGATGGCAACGATGTAATCTTTACCTTCGGTCTTCATGACCTTGTTCATGTAAGCATTGATCTTGTTAGCCATCCAACGAATGGACAACTGACCAGATGTGGTAATACCTTCAGCCATACGGATATCGAAGTATCGGAAATACTGATTACCCATCGCACCGTAAGCAGAGTTTAGGGCAATCTTCATTGCCATCTGCAAGTTGTTCAGTCGGCTAATCTCTTTCAGGAGATGAACCTTTGTCTTGTCGTTCTGATACTCTTGTTCAACTCCAAGCATCTGCTTCTTAAACTTGGAACGATCTTTGTACATCTTCTCCATCAACTCGGGCATGAAGCCTTTGATGTCTTTACGATAGCACCAGCCGTTGGCAGTTACAGTTAGATCTCGCTTGTGTGCGTAGCTAGTATCGGCTTCTTTGGTGAGCAGCTTATCAACAGACACTGGGAGTTTCTCTGAAGTCAAAGTCTCTGGTGAGATGTTGTATTGCATAATCAAGTGAGGGTACAGTGAGTTCAAGTCAAATGAAGCAACCCACTTGTGAAGACCAATCAGCGGATCCTTGACGAACGCACCTTCGAACTGCGCATCTTTACCAGAGAACGCCTTCGCTGGAATCACGATACCCTTGGCACGAAGATGGTTATAGATGATAGAGTCCCACATACGAACCTGCGAGTAAACGTCTTCCATATTGATCTTGGCTTGATACGCCATCGTTAGATGCAGTTCAAGCAGACGCATCTTGTCGTCCATTCGGTCAACCAACTCTACGTCATGAATGTTATATTCAACGAATTGTTGCCAATGGTTTGTGTAGAAGTCTTTGAATGAATCGCCTGGATTTTCTTTCTTTCGGTCGCCGAGTTCTTGTTCAGCAATGTAATCAAGACGATAAGACTCTTGCTTTTGGTAAGTATACTTCTTGTACAGTTCTAGGTAGTCTAGCTGAGCAATACCTACGATGTCGTAGTGAATCTCTTCATTACCTTTGATGAAAGTCTTACGCTCGTTAACATAACCCCATGGGCTGATCTTGTTAGCGAAAGAGTCACCAAGTTCTCGAGTGATACGACGAACCAAATAAGGCACGTCGAAAAAGTCAGTGTTCCATCCTGTAACAGCATCTGGATAATTATTCTGCCAGAAAATCATAAACTCTTTAAGGAGTTGTTGTTCTGTTGCACAGTTGATGTAAACCAGATCGTCACGATTGTGAACGAACGCACCAACACCGAATGTGATGATACGCTTAGTGAATAGATCTTTAATCGTGATCAACGTCACTTCTTCATTGGCAGTTTTGATATCTGGGAATCCAGACTCAGTCTTGGTCTCAATGTCGATGGTAAAGATCTTGAATAGATCCATGTCCCAGTTAACAAGGGTATCGTAAGTGTCGCTGAGATATTGATAGGCGTAGTTGGTCTGTCCATAGACTGGAAACCCTTCGATGCCTTCGTAACGTTTGATGAAGTCACGAGTCTCTCTGATGGATCCAGGCTGGACTTCATCAACGAACGTACCCTCCAGTGTTTGCCACTTGGAGGGTTTCTTTGCTGGGACATAGAGAGTTGGGGAGAAGTCGATCTTACGTTTGTATGGTCGTCCATTCTCGTAACCACGCACAAGGATCTTGTCTCCAAATGCGTGGGCTGATGTATAAAATTCCATTAGTTCTTTCCGTACATTAACATCATTGCGTCGTATGCGCAATCATGAACTGGATGGTGTTTAATAACTTGTGCTCGTTCAAAGTCTGGATGATCAACACCACAGTAACCATTTGATGTGCCGTACAAGATATCTACTGCAGTGCGAACGTCACGCCACTGTGCGTATCCTGTCAACGGCTCCATGCCTAATTTTGTAGCCAATGAATCAATCACCAACTGATCAAGAGAACCACGTGCCCACATAGTTTGCTTTTGTGCGGTGGGGTGCTTGCTCATATATTCGTAAAGGACGTTCATACCTTCTACGGCAGTCAAGTCGTAACCAGATGGCTCGAGTGAAACCTTACGAACATACTCGTGTTGAGTCTTCCACCACTCAAGAGTGGACAAGGTTACAGTACGACCCATCTCTCCTTGTTCCTTTGCTTTGAACTTAACAAAGCAAGCCCCATCAAGCATCTTCTGGTAAGAAGGTTTTTCTTCTGGGTCGAAATACACTAATGCTGCAGACAGAACTACAGCATTAGATTCTACACCAAGTGTTTCAACGTCGAACATAAACATTATCGGGACTCACCTTCTTTAGTAAACAGAACCCTAATCTTATCTTCTTTTGACCACGATTTCAAATATGAATTGTCTACATCGCAAACTGCAAGGGCTTCTTCTTCAGAGACAACTCGATGTGATACAATCTGTTCACCTAGCCACTCTTGAGAAAACTCTTTTGCAGTTTCCAGTGTCACATCATCAAGCGCATACTCTGGATGATCAGCTGGCGCTTCAATCACATAGCGCATACGAAAGGTGGAGATCGCATCCACCATCACCCATACTTTATCAGACATTTTGTTTTCTTTCAGCTTCGTGTTTGTCACACAGGGTACGAATCCAACCACCACTACGACGTTCGCCTTTATCACCGCAGGTCTCACAAGACTGATCAGCCCATGCTTCTGCCATACGAACCATACCACTAACTTGCTCGTCACCACCGTCGTAATAGAAACGGAGACCACCGAACTTTTCTTTGATCTGAGCCACAACTACTTGTTCAACAACTTGTTCTTTCCTGTTAGCCCAATCAATGTGGTGTTGGATGTTGGAGCAAAGAGTTTCAATGATGTGCCACCAACCTTTACCTATAGCAAAGCCACCATATGCTCCAACAAACATGGCAGGATACTTCTCTTCCATTCGCTTAGCGAAGTCGTCATACTCTTTCATTTCATCCATTATTATCTCCAAGTTCTATGATTTTCAGCGATGTGTTCAATACCATCGTATTCACCCAGATGCCATTCAATACCATCTGGAATTTCTACTACAGACAACTCAGCACAATCACCCCATGACGCCTCGCCCATCTGCTCAACAACCTTTACAAGAGCTGGATCAGTGCGATCGATCTGATACTCACTCCAGAAGTTTTCGTCTGCGATACTATCCTTGTAGTATTCATAACGAAGCCACTTACTTTCTGGATTCTTATCCACAACAACCATAGCAATGCCAGCTGCTGCAGCATACTTCAGAATGGCTTCGTGGCTCAAACCGAAACCACCGAAGCATTTATTGATTACAACTTTCATTTAATGTCCTTAGAGGAGTCCGCAACTTCTTTGTCATCACGAATCTCGAGAATGATAGGCAGGAACAGAGATTCTTCTCCAGCTTTGTTCTTGATTCTAGTATTATACTTGATAGCGGCGATTTTGTCAACTATATTCTCGCCGAGATTCTTGCGTTGTTCGTCAGAGAAGCCAGAGCCAACTCGAACTTTAATCACACCATCAGCAGACTCACAGAGAATTGCACCAAGCATTCCTGCATACTTGCCAGTACCTTCTTCGATGCCAACGATACGCAAGTCACATTCTAACTCGCCCTTGAATTTGATCTGGGTCTTGGAACGTTTGTCTTCCCAGACACCACTCAAGTCTTTCAGGATGATACCTTCTTGACCCATGGAAAGGTAACGCTCGAAGATAACATTGGCTTCTTCGATATTTTCTACTGTGGTCTTTTGTACCAAGTAAACTTTCTCAGGCTCATGAGTCGCCAGCAGATTAGCCAGTGTATCGATACGTTGAGAGTATGGAGTGGCACAGTAACCAGCCTCAAACAATACGTAAGGGATAATGTCCCAGACAGTGGCACGAACTTTTGCAGCATCGGCTTTGGAGATTGTACCCTTGTTGGCTTTGTTTAAGATACCGTTACCAGTCTGACGATCTAAAATCTTGTCACCTTCCATGACCAAGAGTTCACCATCGAATACGCAGTCCACAACTCCAGCCATATCAATGAAGTCTTGTTCAAGATTACCCAGCAGTTGAATTTCTTTGCCGTTGCGTGAGCGGAATTCGCACTTACCATCACGAACGATGGCGTTGAATCGCATACCATCCATCTTCAGTTGGACTGTGGCTGGCCATTTGATTTTGTCCACCAACTTTTGCTCGAACGGTGAGCAGAGCATAACAGGATACTCGTGCACCAAGCCCATCCAAACTTTGTTGGAGGTTGATGCTGAGAAACCAGCACGTAGATCTTTCTGGATGATTCGCTCCAAAACCTTAGCATCATCGGGTGATACAGCTTCCAGCATTGACTTTAGGTGATCAATGGCGGCATTACCAGTAACGATTCGTTCTTTTAGGTCGTATAGGGCTGGGAGAATTGATGCTAGCGATGCTGCATGGCTAGTAGCGTTAGGGGTGTAAGCAGGAATCTTACGAATGTAGAACTGAGTGAATGGACACAATGCTAGACGAATAACTTCACGCAAGAGTTCATTGTCTTTGTTGGCTTCCAACTGTTCGAGTTTGAAGTTACGAGATGCATTTGCGGCGATGCCGTCTAGGAATTGATTGATGTTCATTTTAACTCTTTGAAGGTTCTGTATTTTGTATAGAAGGGCAGAGGCTTGGAAAACTTCTTAGTGGTCTTGGTGTCCACGTTGTAGAATGCAACCAGCTTTGTCCTAGTATCATTGACGTAGTAGATGTGATTAGAAACCTTATGGCTCCAATCACTGGTGGTTTCCTGTAACGCTCTCATTTTTTCATCCAAGTGCGAGCACCAGATGGAGCCTTCTTTTTAGTCTCAATGACTTGGACGTGACCACCATGTTTGAGAAAAGCCTTCATCTGCTTTTCAGTTTCAGCACGCAACTCAGCTTTTGATTTTACTGTAAACATGATATACCCTTTATTAAACGAAGTCGTAAGCAAATTCACGGGCAGGAGCACCGATGGGAGTAACAATTATACCACCAAAATTCATATCGGTCAAGACAGTTTCGATCTCAGAGGCAGTCTTTGGTGAACAAGTCACAAACAAAGAACCACCAACAAACTGGGCACACTCGCCAGATTCCAAGTAGCCATCGATCTCATTCAGCACAATCTTTTCGAAACCCATTCTGTTCTCCTAATCAACTGTAGTTATTATACACCAGATAGGAACCTAAGACAACAACTAAATGCAATGACCCTACAACCCGCAGGGGATTGTAAGGTGTTGATTCTACAGGGGGTTTGGGGAGCTAGAAGCCTCTAGAATAGAGGGCTAGCAGGTAGGCTTTAGCCTGTGTAGAGGGCGCTGGCAGGAGCGATCTCGATACCAGAACCGAACATACGGCTGTATTCGTTTCTCATGGCCACGGCTGGCTCACCTTCGGAGGCGATAGCGTGTTTATAGATGTAAACTTTATCACCTTCAACGTATGGCATGTAAGGTGCAAGACCAACTCCAATACCATTTTCGGTTTGTTGGAGCATAATAGTAGCAGCACCTTCAACAAAGTAACCAGCATCTGATCCAGCAGTTATACTGCCGATAAGTTCTTCACCACTAATCAATTTAAATACTTTAATTCCCATATCATTCCTCTATAACAAGTTGTTCAATAAAATCTGCTGCAAGATTTTGGTCCATGAAGAAATTCACATTCGTCCTGTCCATATCAAAACAGTGTCGACTCACTACCATAATCTGTTTGTTTTTAAAAACAGATACCTTGAGTATCCAATTGCCACGAAGAACCGTGACAAATGAAATTAGGTTGGGAGAGAGTCTTGCTTTCATACCTAATTATTTAGGTATTGTTGCGTCTCCAGTAGAAGTCGAACGCATTATAATTTGTTTTTATTAACATATCATAAAACGCAATTCTATCTAAATAAGCATCTTTCATCACAGTCGCTGTAGTTGCTGGTTGAATACCAACAATAGCATCTGACTCACCATACTCACTAACGATTGTCATATCATTCTTTCGAGCGATATGTCTCATGACTTGGTTCTCAGTAAGACAGTGCATGAATACTTCTTTAATACCTTGTGTGCGTAACCAAGTCACGGCACGATCAAACATATCTTGCGCTAATCCATGACCACGATATTCTTTATTGACAGAACAACCAAGTTCAGCGTCATCTTTCACAACTGCCGCATGACAAGCTGCAATAATATTACCTTCAGCGTCTTCGCACCCAAACCATTTTGACTGGTCGTTGAAAGAAGAATGTACGTAGTGCTCGATGAAGTTATCAGAAACCATGGCACCGAAACGTAAGCGACGGTCTTCTCCTTCAAGAGAAGTTAAATGTGCTACTATAGCATCTCGATCTAATTGGGTTAATTTTCTTGGGATCATAATTGAATATGGGGCTTACGCCCCATTGATTAGATCATTCGATTTCTTGCCACTCTAGCATAATACTGTCGCTCAAGTTGTTCGACATGCATTTGGTTTTGTGGATTTTGAGAAAGAATGTATTGTTCCAGAGTTTGGGAACGGTCACGAAATACATAAACGAAAAATTGTTTTAGTACTTCTAACATTATTCACCTTCCTGTAGGAACTGTTTTCCAGAACCAGTTTTAACTGGAACCTTCTTAGCCTTTGGAACTTCTGGTACTAATTTATCGAGAGCGATTTTCAACATACCGTTGAAAATTTCAGCATCTTTAACTTCATACTGATCACCAATAGCCCAAGCACGTGTAAATGCACGGTTGGAAATACCTTTGAACAAGAAGTTATCTTCAGCTTCTTTAGACTCTACATTACCCTTAACGATTAGCTTACCGCCATCGATGGTGACGTCGATTTCGTTTTGTGCGAAACCTGCCACAGCAATTTCGATTGTGTAGGTATTGCCATTCTTGCGAACGTTAAATGGTGGGTAGTTTGGGATGTTCTTTGTCAAGTCGTCATGCAATGCTTGCATTTTCTCGAACTGTTCATCGAAACCTACGAAGAACTTATCGAAGTCCTTGAAAGTGTCTTGACTAAAAAATGATGGTGTGAATGGTTTTGTCATTCGAGTTTCTCCTATTAAGCGAGTTAGTGATAAAAGTGTCTCCCCGAAGGCAAGACAGTGCCAGTTACTTTATCTGGCGACAATTACGTATGTCAGTTCAATTGCACGGACGCCTATACCGTAGACGACAACAGCCCTAAGGTGGGTTTGGTTAGGCTGCTGGTGTTTCAGCAGTAGCTTCTGCGGATGCAGCAACAGCTTGTGGATCACCTTGTTGTTTGATCTTAACGATCAATTGGGCGATCTCATCAAACGGGTGCTTACCCAAAGAACGAAGAATAACGTTTACTTCATCTACAGTCAATTCAAGTTTAATCATTTTGCTTTTTTTCCTATGTTGTATTTTGGAACTAATTCCCACTGGTCTTTTTCTTTGTAAGAGACCACCTTAATTTGAGACAGCGAAGCCTTTTGTTCAGCTTGCGTAGTATTTAGGATCTTTAACAGATCCCAGTCCTGTAGCAAACTAGCAATAGCATTGCGTCTCTCGATATCACCTGCGGTAATATTCGATTCTTTACCATCGAGTGCAAACAATTCCTTGAAGTGCACGATGAAGTATCGACCTTGTTTATGTAAAATATGGCAAGATTGATATAGCTTTTGTTCTTTTCTTGAGGCAATCCCGATACGGGTTAGAGTTTCACGAACCTTTAGAAATGCATCTGGTTCTGGCAACGTCACCTCGAGCATGGACTCAGGAGTCCAGTCGTAATAAATCACTTCAACAGTCATGATTTTCCACCTTTGAATAATTTTTCTTTTATCATAATCAAGTGTTCATCGGAAAGGACACTGAGTGCCTCTTTCGCCCTTTCGCTTGAATACCCATAGTACTCTTTTACGAGTTCTAAAGAAGCGGATTCAGCGTCGGCTTTTGCCCATTTACTGAAACGTCGTTTCTTCGAAATAGTATTTAGGAAAAAAGAAAATTGCCAGTCTGCAGGAATATCAGAATGTTGATTCATCTGATTAGCTTGCATAACTGTATCGGGGAAATATCCCAAGGCTCGGTTCACAATGAACTTTACCTTGTTATAATCTTTAACTGCTTCTGGATCTCCTGATAGTAAATCAACTTTGGTTTCATTGATAGCTTTCACATAATCAAATGGGCTCATATTACAGTGGGGTGTAAGCATGAATCAACCAACGCTTGGCAGAGTCTTGTGCTTGTTCAAGTGTATGGAATGTTTCAAATTGAGACTGGCAAGTTTCTTTATCGGCGAACTCTACCATATAATC